CAGGCACGTTCCCAGGCGTCCGCATCGTCGATATGCCCGATCTGGGGGCGCTGAACGATACTTCGTCCGTCGTCGGCGAGCGGGCGGGGTCGGGCCGGTTCTCAGCGCCGCAACTCCGCAGCTACGTGCTGAGCAATTTCGCGGTAACGCCGCAGCAATACGGCGCGAAGGGCGACGGTGTGGCGAACGACACGGCGGCGTTCAACGCCGCGCTCGCCGCCATCGCGGCCCAGGGTGGCGGCAAGCTCTACGTCCCCTCCGGCGATTACAGGATCACCGGGCCACTGACCTACGCATCCGGTTGGCTGAAGATCGAAGGCGCCGGCAAGAACACCGTGATGCAGTTCGGCTCGACCACCGCCGACTTCATGACGTTCGCGGGGCCAGATATCACGCTCACCGATTTTTCCGTCGCCACGCCGTTCCAGACTTCGACGGGCGGCGGGCTGTTCAACTTCACGAACTCGAACAACGCCAAACTCAACCGGATATGGACGGATGGCGGCTATGAGATCGTGCAGTTCCAGGGCGACGCCGCGCACATCGCCTACCGAACCAGCATCACCGACTGCAACTTCGTCAATGTCATGCAAAATGGCGTCTTCTACAGCGCGGCCTACGGAGGCATGGGGTTCATTTCCGACACCGAAATGCTGGGTGCGCCAACCAACATCAACGGTAGCGGTATCATCATCGAGGCGGGTGATACATTCTCGTTTACCAATGTTAACATCGCCGCGTTTAAGTTCGGCGTGAACGTCATTTCGGTCTTCCTGACCGGCGGCTACAATTATGTCGCCAACATCTTCGCGACCAACGTGCTGTGCGATGGCGCGGGAAGCGGCGACGTCGCCGGGTTGGCCGATGGCTGGTTTTTCGACGGGACAAACGCGGGCACCTACGTCTCGCGCGTGCATCTTTCCGGCTGTTGGGCGGGCACGATGGGCCGCAACGGGTTCTCGATCAAGAACGCGACGGATGTGACTTTCTCCAACTGCATCGCGATCAACAATAACGGCCACGGCTTCCACGTCGCGGCGCCGTCGAGCGATATCACCTTCACCGGCTGCACGGCGGCGGGCAATAGCGTGGCGACGCCGAATGCCAACGACGGCATTCATATCTCAGGCGTCGTCACCGATTTCATCGTCTCCAACTGCCGCCTGAAGCCGCTCCCGACTTCCACCGCGTCCCAGAAATACGGCCTTCAGATCGAGGCGGTGGCGGCGGATCGTTACGTCATCACCAACAACAACGTCCACGGCAATATGACCGGCGGCATTCTGGACGGCGGCACGGGCGTGTCGAAGTTCATCTCGCAGAATATCACCTGATGTCCGACACGCTCGACACGCTCAAGTCCGCGCTCGCTCCCAAAACCGGGATGCGGCGCATTCCGTTTCCATTCGAGAGTTATGAACATCCAAGTCTTCCCCTAACAGCTAAACGCCTCATCAACATCATGGGTGAGAAGCTACCCGCCGACGCGCGTGTCGCCGCCGCGCTGGTCTCGTCGCCTTCGCTTCAGGCGTGGGACGCGGCGGTGGGTGGTTCAGGGCCGATCGGCACCGGCCCCATCCTGGCGATGAACGACGACATGCCGGGCCGCGTCTACATCGTGTCGGGCACGCATTTCTACCGGCTGTCGTTCCCCCTGGCGGGTGGCGTGACGGTCGAAGACCTGGGCAGCGTCGGAACCGCCGACAGCGGCACCGGCACATGGAACAGCTTCGTCACCATCGCCGCCGGACCGACCGCCGCCGTCGTCTGCGTGGCGCCGCGCGCCTATACCTGTGGGAACAACGTGGGCGACCCGTTGAACCTTATTACTGATCCGGACTTCCCCGGCGCGACATCGGTCGCTTACGTCGATGGGTATTTCGCGTTCAGCGCACCGGGCAATACATCGCAATGGTTCATCTCGCGGCTGCTCGACCCGTTGTCTTTCGACGCGCTCGACTTCGTGTTTTCCGACGCCGTGCCCAACGTGGTGCGCCGGGTCATCAACCACCGCGGCCAGCTATGGACGCTCGGCGAAGGCGGCTTCGAGGTCTGGTACGACGCCGGGACGAGCGGGTTGGAAACCACGCCGGGGACATCGTTCTTCCCGTTTCGGCGCATGGCGGGTGGCGTGGTGCCGATCGGCACATCATCGGCCATGTCGGTCTGTCGCGCCGACCAGTCGGTGTTCTGGCTCGGCATCGACGGACTGGTCTATCGCAGCGAAGGCTACACGCCGAAGCGGATCAGCACGCACGCCATCGAGGCGATCATCGGCACCAACACGGTCGGGCTGCACGCCTTCACGCATCCGTTCCGCGGCCATTGGTTTTACGTTTTGACGACGTTCGAGGGCCGCACCCTGGTCTATGACATCGCCACCGGCAACTGGCACGAACGCTCGACCAGCACGGACGGGGTTGGGCCATGGAAAGCGGGCACGGCGGCGGTGGACAACAACTCGATCCATCTGCTCGGCGATCGCACGACGGGCGCGCTTTACTATCTCGCCATGGCGCCGACCGATGCCGGGGTCACGATCATCCGTCAGGCGACGCTACCGCCGCTGTGGGCTGATACGAAACGAGCGTTTTGCTCGCGGGTCGAGGTCGAGATGGAGTCTGGCGGCGCGCAGTCTCCGGGGTTGGTCGAGTTGAACTGGTCGGACGATGGGGGGCGGACGTTCCCCGCCGGGCGAGACATGTCCGCTGGTGTCCCCGGCGATTTCCGTCACAGGGTGTTCACGACGCGATTGGGTTCGTTCAGACAACGGACGTTTCGCCTGACATGCCACGGACTGGTCCGATGGTATGCCATGGACGCCGACATCACGCCGGGGGCGCACTGATGGCATCGACGCTTCAAGTTGTTCAGCCACCGTTCTATGACGCGCCGATCGTCGATTACGCGACGGGCCAGCAGCACTCGCAGGCGTGGACCGAATACCACCAGAACGTCGCCGATCGCCTCGCGGGGTTGCAGGCCAGACGCGGCATCACCAACGGCACCGACGCCGCGCCCGGTGAGATCGGCGAGTATCTGAGTTCGGTCAGCGCGACCTCCGTCGGCATGTCAACCGGCACGATCGCCGATATCGCGTCGCTCGCGCTGCCCCCCGGTGACTGGGATGTCGAGGGCAACGTGGTGTTCGATCCGACCGGCACCGTGACGTTCGTGGCCGCGAGCGTCAACACGGTCTCGGTCACCTTCGGATCGCACTCGACGGCGAACGCCGGAACACTGGGCACCGGGCTGCAGCACCGCATCGGCACGGGCGGCTCGACGCGCATCAACATCGAAACGCCGGGGACGGCGTATCTGGTGGCGCAGGCGCTGTTCAGCACGGGCGCGATGAATGCGACGGGAAGTATTTGGGCGCGTAGGGCAAGGTAGTGCAGAACTTCAGACTTATTCACGCTGGCCTCGATGTCGCGCCGATCTTGGCCCAACTCGACGCGGTGCCTGAGTGGGGCCAATACGGCGAACGCAAGGAGCGCGACGGCACTGCCCACGGCGATATCGCTGCTGATCTGTGGGTCAGATACTTTCCGAGAGAAACACTGAAGGAACCGGCGGATTATAACCGACCCGGACAGTGCGAGTTCTATCCGGTATGGAACAAGCTGCCCGCGATCCATCAACTGGTCTGGGGCCTGATGGTGTCGCAAAGGGCGGTGGAAATCGGCGGGATACTCTGCACGCGGCTGCCACCGGGCGGGCGCATCGAGCGGCACGCCGACCATGCGTGGCATGCTCAACGCTACAATCGAAAGTGCTACGTGGTGTTGCAGGCCAACGCGCGGTGCATCGTGGAATGTGACGGTGACGAACAGGTATTCCGCACGGGCGAGATATTTGAGTTCGACAACACGCGGCCGCACTCGATGGTAAATGGTGGAAACGACATGCGAACGACCCTCATCATCTGCTTACGGTGCGAGACATGAAACGCGCGGAGAACCAGCCAGTCACCGAGGCGCTAACGATCTTCGCGGGCATTTACTGCAAGGCATACACTGTGCCTGATGCTGAAACGCTAATTCCACAACATAGCCACCGATATGGCCATGTCACCGCCGTAACGTTTGGCGCTGTCAGAGTATGGCAAGATGGGCGGCTGCTTGGTGACTTTCGCGCGCCGTCGCTGATATCTGTCCCGGCGCATACGATGCACGCATTCCTGACGCTGGAACCGGCCACGGGATTGTTGTGCATCCACAACGCGGATCACGCCGACCCGGAGGGCGAGCCGGTCATCGCCGAAGAGCATCAATTAGAGATGGAGGACTAAGCCATGCCGTTCGGTTGGGCCGCGGGAGCATCGGCCGTCGCGGGTATCGCGGGCTCGGTGTTGTCATCCAACGCCGCATCGAGCGCGGCTGACAAAGCCAACGCGACGCAGCGGCAGGCGCTGGAGGTATCGCGCGCCGACCTCGAACCGTGGCGCACGGCGGGTCAGGGCGCGCTCACGGGCGTTCAGAACGCCGCCGGGTTGAACGGGCAACCGGGCTACGACGCGGCGATGTCGGCGTTCCACACGAGCCCTGGCTACCAGTTCCAACTCGACCAGGGTCTCCGCGCGGTTGACGCGGGTGCGGCGGCGCAAGGGCTCGGACGGTCTGGTGCCGTTCTGAAAGCGGAACAGACCTTCGGCACCGGCCTCGCGGACAAAGAATTTACTGACTATTACAACAGATTGTTCAATCTCTCGAAACTTGGCCAGGACGCCGCGACGGGTCAGGCGACCGCATCGCAGAACACCGGCACGAGCATGGCGCAGACCGATTTGAGCGAGGGCAGCGCGCAGGCGTCGATCTACTCCAACGAGGCCAAGGGGATCGGCAACATCGCCAACAACTACGCGAATAACTCGCTGTATCAGGACCGGACCAACGCGCTGATGAAAGGCTACGGCAATCCAGGCGCGACCGCGGCCGGGGTGCCCAGTTCGTCAAGCGTCTACCAGCCGAACGTGAACATGACCCTGCCAGGGAATTTTATGTGAGATGCCCCAGTTCACCCAATGGAACGTTCCGGACCCGTTCCCGAACATCTTATACAATCCGGCGGCGGTGGACGCCGCGATCGCCAAAACGCAATCGGAACTCGGCAACCTCGATATCGAGCGCAAGAAGTTCGGGCTCGAGCAGGCGAAGTTCGACCGTGGGGTGACGGAGGGGGAAGGCTACATCAGCGGTTCGTTGTCCGGCACGACGGGGACCACGGGCGGCGGTGGCGGGACATACGCGCCGGGAACTCTGCCGGAAACGCCGCAACTCGCTACCGTCACCGCTCCCGGCGGCGCGAAATTCCAGGTCGCGGCCACGGCCGCCGAGAGGTTCCAGGGACTTGTCACAGACCTGGAGGCGGAAGGCTACAAACTCGATCCAGCCACATCTGGGGGCTACAACAAGCGATTCATCGCGGGCACGCAAACGCCGTCGCATCATGCCTACGGCACTGCCGTTGACGTGAACTGGTCGAGAAACCCGCAGGGCGGAACATCGTCGGACATCCCCGTCGATCTGGCACGACGGCTCGCGGCCAAACACGGCCTTGTCTGGGGCGGCGACTGGTCAGGCAAGACGCGCGATCCGATGCACTTCGAGGTGCCGCGCGGCGCGAGTGCGTTGGCGCCGCCCGTGGTCGCGGCTCCCGTCGTCGCCGCGCCGGCCGCCAATCCCAACGCTGGGCCTCGTGTGGGAACCGCTCCAACCGTGCCATCCGTCGCACCCGCGACAACACCAGCGGCGGACCCGAACGCGAGGGTAGAGGCCGACGACCCCAACACGGCGGCGGTAAAGCAGGCCGCGACCGCGCTGCTGGCCATGCCAGAAGCCGAGGCAGCGGTCGCTTACGGGCCGACAGTCAGGAGCCTTCAGGCGCGTGGTTTCGCCATGCAGGCGCCGCCGACCTATCCCGGCCACGCGGCGCTACAGGCGCTTGTCGGTGGCGGCGACGCGACAGCGCAACCCGTCGAACCATCCCGCATGGCGATGCGGCTCGGGGGAACGGACACAGCCGGCCCCGGCGCCGGGCAGGCTACGGTGCCGCCCGATGTGCAGCCGAACCAGTTAGCGTATGGGACCGGCCTGCCCGGCGTGACGATCGGGATGCCGGGCAATGGACTGGCGCCGCCACCGACTGCCGCCGCGCCGTCTCCCGTTCAGACCGCCGCCGCTCCGGCCCAGGCTCAACCGCAGGCTGCCAACCCGCAGCCGATACAACCGCCACCCGCGCCGACGCGCGTCATCCCGAGGGAGCCGCTTCTTTCCAACAACCTCACCGCCAGTCAGCAGGACGCCGCGCGGCGGGCCATTCGTGCCGGAACGCCGCTCGCGACCGTCCAGGTGCACGTCGAGCAATGGAAGCAGGAAAACGTCGCCGCCCGGCATCAGGACGCGGTGGACGCGGCGGCCGAGCAGGAGGCGAACTACCAGCGGCGGCAAAAGGCTGAGCAGACGGCTTACGATCGGACGGAAAAAGCCAAGGCCGACGAAATCGCGGCGGCGCAGGAAAAGCGCGCGGCGGATAAAGCAGCCGCCGAGGCCGCAGACATATTGAAAGACAAAGAGGAGAACGCGCGCACCGAACGCACTTTGCTGACGATCGGGCCAAAGGTTCGCGCGGGCATCCAGCTTACCCCGGAGGAGGACGCCGAATACAGCCTGCGCTGGAACAAATACCGCGCCGGACCAATCCAGGAGATACCAGACGGCAAGGGCGGGTTTTTCAAGGCAAACGTGCCGCGTGAGATGCCGCCCCAGTTCCCGCCGCCTCCAGGACAGACCGTGGCGCCGGGACCACAGGCAATCCCTGGCACCGAAAGGCAACCGGAGATGGCGCCCGCGACTGTCGTCGGCGGAATGCTGGCGAACGGCATCGGGCAGCGAAAGATAATGACCGCCCTGGCCGGACTGGAGGCGCATCCAGACGCCGTGGGTCTCAAGGCCAATGCGCCGAACTGGCTGTTGCAGCGCACCGATCCGGAGGGTGAATCCCTGCGTGCCGCTGTTTCAAATGTCGGGGGGCATGAGTTCCACGAACTGTCAGGTGCGGCGGTTCAAATATCGGAAGCGAAGCGACTCAAGTATATCCCCAGTGATACAGATAGCGCGACGACGCTCAAAACTAAGCTGCACCAGATGCTCGACGATAACCGCGCGGCACTGTTGCAATCCTATCGGACGT